CCAAGGAGCGTGCGCTGCCGCTGTGGGTCTGGCGTACCGAGGCCGATGTGCTGCGCGATCTCGGCGCGAGGGTAGCCGCATGAGCGCACGCAGGAACATTCCCGGCACGCTCGACCTGGACGCCATGGCCGCGCTCTACGGCGGCGCGCCGCCGAATGGCATCTGTGCAAACTGCTTCCGCACCTGGAGGGCCGCGAAGCCGCAGCCGAAGTTCGTGTATTGCCACCACAACCGCGCGGCTGCCAAGCCAATGCTGGGCGGCTGGGTAACCGTCGAAGACGTCGATCGCCATGAGATTCTGGCGGCGCAAAGGCTCCTCGAGGAGCGCAAGGACGCGGGAGCGTGAGCTTCGCCCCTTCAATCGCGCAGCGTATTCGCGCTGTCGAACAGACCCTCTCACGCCACACGCACGCTCACCAGGCGCCGCGGGTGGTATGGCAAGGTCTGCAGGAGAGTATCGAGGCCTTCGACGTCCGAATCAGCCTGTTCCGCGCGCAGACGCCAGCGGCTGTGCGGATCATGGCGGTCTGCGAGCCACACCCGCGGCCGCTGGATGGCGTCACGCTCTGCGAGCTCACCCGCCCCATGCTCGAGGTGACTCACCCGAGCGCACCGGCGCGCTACCGATGCTCTTACGGCGGCCGCGGCGGCGGGGGTAGCTGGGGGTTTGCCCGGGCCCTGATTGCATACTGCCTGGAACGACCGACGCGCGTGCTATGCGGCCGCGAATTCCAGAACAGCATCGCCGAATCGGTGCTGAAGCTGCTCGCAGATCAGATCGAGCTGCTGCGCCTGGCCGAGTGGTTCGAGGTGCAGCAGACCAGTATCACCAACGTGCTCGGCTCCGAGTTCTTCTTCATGGGGATCCGCAACAACCCCGGGAAGATCAAATCGACCGAGGGCATCGACATCGTGATGCTCGAGGAGGCTGAGAGCATTACAGCCGACTCGTGGCAGGTGCTGATCCCGACGATACGCAAGGCTGGAAGCAGTATCTGGGTGCGGTTCAATCCGCAGGCCAAGGCTGATCCGACCTATCAGCTCATGGTGGCGAAACAGCTTCCCGATACCCGGGCCCTCAAGATGTCCTGGCGCGACAACCCCTGGCTGAGTGATGAGTTTCACCGTGCCCGTGCTCATCTGCAGGAGGTCGATCCAGACGCCTACGCGAACGTTTATGAGGGCGAGCCGCTCATGCACAGCGCGGCGCAGATTCTCGCCGGCAAGTACTCCGTGCAGGACTTCGACGAGCAGCTCTTCTGGAATGGCCCGTACATCGGCCTGGATTTCGGAATGGTTGATCCGACGGCCGCGGTCTGCTGCTACGTGCAGGAGGGATTCGGTCCGCGAACGCTCTACATCACACACGAGGCCTGGGCGACGGGCTGCGATCTGGACCGTACACCCGAGCTGCTAGACCAAATACCGGGCATTCGTCGTCAGGTGATCCGCGCTGATGGTGCCTGGGCACAGAGCGTCGTCCACCTCAAGTACAACGGCTTCCCAAAGATGGAGGCCGTCGAGAAGTGGCCGAACTCGGTTGACGAGGGCGTCAAACACCTGCGCAGCTACGACCAGATCATCATCCATCCACGTTGCACGCACACGATCGAGGAGGCGCGGCTGTGGAGCTACAAGGTTGATAGGTTGACTGGCGATGTGCTCGATCAGGTCGCCGACAAGCACAATCACTGCTGGGACGCAGTCCGTTACGCCTTGGCGCCGTTGATCCGGAACGTCGGCACTTGGTCCTTTGGAACTCTATGACACCACTTTCAAATTCCGGCCGCTTGGCGGTCGCATCACTCGATAGGAGATTTTCATGACGACTTTCGTGACCGTCCTGCGGGACATCGACGCCATCGGCAAGCAGGTCGAGGAACATCGACAGCGCTCTCGCATCCAGGCGTCCGACATGCAAGTCGAGCTTGGCAGTCTGGCACCTGCTTACATTGGTCCCGGCCGCCTCGATCTGCGCAAGGTCGATAATGTGTTGACCAGCGCCAGAGTGGTGGGGCAGGACAAGATCACCGCGAAGCTGAAGCTGAAGGCCTGCGGCTTTCAGCTGGTCTGAATCCATCAACCATACGAGGAGAATGTTTTGTGAAGATATACGTCAAAATGGCCTGGAATAAGAAGATGACCATCATGCTTTCCCCAGGACGTGACAATCCGGAGAACAGCGATTGGCACGAGCTGGTGCCCGCGACCGCTGGAACGGGAAGTCAGTACGTCCGAGCGCCGCGCTCGATCTCAGTCACCTTCCTGAAAGGCGTTGCCACGGTCGATAACGAGCTTGGGAAATACATGATCGACAAGGGACTCGCGCACAAGCGGCCTCAGCCGGAAATTTCAGGTGTGCACGCATACGAGCGGCCGCCGCTGATTATTGAAGTTGCCGGTGGCCGAATCAGCCATGATGAACTGTTTCATTGATGGCGCCATGTTGGGTGCCATCAGATCGCTGATCGATGCCGTTGCCGGAATATTCAAGCCGGCAATGCCCGAACTCGAGCTTCAGAAGGACACAGAGTTTGTCGTGTGCGGCGGCAACACTGGGGCGACGATGAAGCGACTGAACGTGTTCCGCACCAAGGCGGCGGCGATCGACTATGTCACGGCGCGTCAGGAGCGGCGAGAGTTCAGCACGTACGCGATCGAAGAGGTGGACCGCGGCGCCGTGAGCCTGTGCGAATTGAACGCTCTTGAGAGGAGACAGAATTGAAAACTCGATGCGCGCGCTGACATGCCCGCGCGTGTCGATCCCGGGTTGTCCTTCAGCGGCCCGGGCGCGCAAAGCGGTAAGTGGCGTCATCAACTTCCGCAGCGTGCAAGCTACTTCATGGCTGGGCTGTGCACGCCGTCGCCTCGGACGCAAAACGAACCGGAGCGCTGCCCGTGGCACGGTGCGCGGGCGGCGTATTCGGCTTCTATCAATCAACTTGAGGAGATTCGACAGATGATGATTCAACTGGCGGGAAAGCCCGCACGCGTACCAGGTCCGTACGGGGGCCCCCGCACGCATCAGGTCCTGCATCCCTATCGCGTCACGTTCACTGACGGCCTGGCCGATGTTTCCGATGACGTCGGCAGGACGCTGATTGCGGCTCGCGTGGCGGAGGCACTGGAGACGAGCATTCAAGTGACGCAGCTGCAGGTCGAAGAGACAGCGCAGCAGGCGTCTGCGGTTACTTCAAAGCAAAAGGGAGCGTCCAAATGAGCGAGAGCAAACGTAGCTATGGCGGCCCGGTGGTCGACCTGAGCAAGCCGACAGTCCGCAACGCGCCGGTGGCTGATCGCTGGCAGCCGCCTAGCGGCGTCAATGTGGAACAGCGGTGTGCGGGCGGCCCCGTGCCGCAGCCGCAGCCACAGCCCAGGCCAGCGGAGCCCAATGGCACCTAGCAACGGAATCAGTAAGCACAAGGCGCGGATGCATTAGCATCGAGAGATGCATCACTTCATAGGAGCGCACTGAGATGGCATCGAAAAAGAAGTCCGGCAACATGATCGATCTCGCCGCGGCTCGACGCAAGCGAGCGAAGAAGGCCGCTCCGCGTCCGAATGTCACCGTAAATATCGGGCCGGTATTTGTCGTGCCAGAACAGCTCAACGATCTGATAAAGAAGATGTCGGCGCTAGAGCTGCCTCTGGCCTTGAAGGCAGCGCAGCTGCTCAAGGACTCGCCAGTCTCGAAGTTGATGGAACTATCGAAGACTCTTCCGTTTGCGCAATTCGCCGAGCTTTCCAAGCAGCTTCCGGTCGTCAAGATGATTGAGGCTTCAAAGCTCATTGCGAAACAGTACCCACACTTATTCCCTGGAGGAAAGAAATGATGACTGTGAAGATCCATGATACGAATAGCTCACAATCAGCATCCGCGCAGGTGATCGCAAAGACCGCGGGGCACTTCAATGTGACCGACAAACGCGGGCGCGTGCTCACGATCAAGCGACCGAATCTGCTGAAGCAGTTTGATCTATTAGAGGCGCTCGGTGATCTGGCTGAGAACGTGACGTATCGCATCTACGTCACGCCGATCATTTACCTGACCGCGATCGACGGCGAGAATATTGATCCTCCTCTCAACAGGAGCGAAATAAAAGCGCTGATCCAAAGGCTCGATACTGATGGCTTCGAAGCGCTCACCGCCGCGATTAAGGAGCACTTCCCGACTGATACGGAATCGCGGGAGACGAAGGTAAAAAAATTGGCCGAGCTGCCGGCATGAGGGAATGCCTGTGGCTCGTGAAGAACGGGATCCCGTTTGATGTGGCATTCAACCTGGACGATGCGACGCGTGCCGCGTGGTCAATCATTTTCTCGGAGTTCGAAGGCGCGCAGTTCAACTGGCAAGACATGAGATTTGAGGAAGACAAGTGAGAGAGTTCAATCTCGCCGGCTTCGCGGCGCACCTCGCGGTCCTGAGTCATGAAATGCACGCGCATACCGAGCAGGGCTTGCATCGCGCGCTGCAGGTCATTCAAGACGATGCGGTCGCGCAGATCGGGCACTATCAGGACGCCATTGGAAATTTCTCCGGCTGGCCTGCGCTCGCCGATTCCACAGAGGCGCAGAAGGCGCGGCTCGGATATCCGCTGGATGCGCCACTACTGCGCACGGGAGAGCTGCGCGAGAGCTTCAGTCATCAGGTGGAGGGCCATACCGGCGTGGTCGGATCCACGGACGAGACGATGCTCTATCACGAACTCGGCACCTCGAAGATGCCGCCTCGGCCGGTACTGGGGCCTGCCATTGTACGAAGCGAGAGGAAGGTTGAAGCGATTGTCGGTCGCTCGCTGGTCGAAGGGATCCTCGGTGGTGAAGTCATTGGCCTGCTATCGGAAGAAGAGCTGTAATGCTTGAGGCATATTCCGTCGCGGTGCGCCTGACGCTCCTGGACAGCGTTTCAGGCGTGATGCTCGGGCTGTCCGACAGGTTCTTGGCGTTCAACCGCACGGTCGGCAAGTCGCGTGAGGAGATCAAGGGCCTGGAAGCCGATATCAAACGGCTCAAGGCTCAATTACTCCTCGGCGGGGGGCTCACGGCGCTGGGTGTCGGCGGCTTGTCGCTGATGAAAGGTCCGATCGACGAAGCAAAGAAATTCCAGACTCAGGTCGCGCAGTTTCAGGCGCTGGGGTTGGGCGACACGATGAACGCTGAGGCGATGAAATTCGCTCAGGGCATGAACGTCATCGGCACCAGTGCCGTCGAGAACATGCGCCTGCTGCGCGAAGCGACCACGATCACCAACAGCCTGAAAGATGCCGAAGTGATGGCCCCGGTCATGGCCAAGATGCGCTTCGGCGTGCAGTCGGTGATGCTACCCGATAAGGCCGACGCCTTTGAGGATCAACTACAGGCCGCACTCAAGACAACCGAGCTGCGCGGCGCCTTGGTGAATCGCCAGAGCGGCGAGATCGACCCGCAGCGCGCAACGCAAGTGATGTCCGGACTGCTGCAGGCCTACATCGCCTCGGGCGGCCTGGTGAAGCCCTCGGACTATCTCGCGGCGATCAAAACCGGCGGTGTTTCAACCAAGCTGATGTCCGATGAGATGTTCATGTTCGGGCTTGGGCACTTCATGCAAGAGTCTGGGGGCAGCCGCACCGGCACATCGGCGATGTCGATGTTCCGCGAGATGGCGCTCGGAAAGATGACGCAGCAGGCCGCGGAGATCTGGGCGAAATACGGGCTGCTCGATCCGAAGGCGATCCACTACGGCAAGACCGGCCACATCACGAAGGTGGATCCGATGGCCGCGCTCGGCGCCGACCAGGCTGTGCACTCGCCCTTCGAATACATCAACCAGGTGATCGTGCCACAGCTGCAGAAAAAGGGACTGAAGGGCGACGACATCAACATAGCGCTTGCAGAGATGTTCCAGGTCCGCACGGCATCAAACCTTGCCGATCAGTTTGTGCGAGAGCAGAAGATTGCTCAGCTCTATATCAACCGCGCAAAGGGCGCCGCGGGCATCGACAAGCTGGCCGACATTGGCTCTAAGACGATGGCTGGTCAGCAGATCGACCTGCAGGCCAAGTGGGACAATATGATGCTCGACCTTGGGCAGACGGTGCTTCCTGCGGCCACGGCCGCGCTCGAGAAGTTCACTGCTGCGATCAAGGGCCTGACCGATGCCGCCAAGGAGCACCCGGCGGCCGCGAAGGCGATCGAATGGGGAACACTCGGCGCGCTGGGGCTCTCTGCGGTAGGAGGGATCGGAATTCTCGGCAGCGCCGCATTCAGGGGTCTGAAGACCGTGCTTACCCTCGGCGGCGGAGTCGGCGGCATCGCAAAACTCCTGGGGCTGGGCGAGGGGGCCGCCGCCGGCGCCTTGGGAACCGGTGCAGCCTGGGTCGGTGGGCCGCTTCTCGCGGGCCTGGGGTCATATGGCCTCACGCGGCTCGCTGGGAATCTGTTCACGCCGAAGGACTGGACCCTCGGTGGCTGGCTCTACGACGTGATGAATCCGGACGCGCCCAAAGGCGCCGGTCTAACTGCCAATCCCAACAACAAGCGCGGCACAATCCAGCGCGGAGCGCCCTCTGACGGCAACGTCAGTCCCTACATCAGCCTGAACCCCAAAATTCAGGTCACGACGCCGATCACAGTCAATGTCGATGGCAAGGCGGTCTATAGCGCTGTAGTGACGCGGATGGGTAAGGAAATGGCAGGTCCTCAGACGGGGTCTTCAATATTTGATAGTTCGATGTTGCCGACGCCAGCGGGCGGCGGGTTCTAAGTGACTGAAATATCTTGCTACGACTGACAAATCCTGACTGGTGAGACGGGATGTCAGAAGATGCGTTTGTCCAAGTCGGTCAAGCTCTCCGCGATGGCAGCCATGGAGCGTTCGTACGGCGTGGTACCGGAGCTGTCTCGGTCTTCGACGTGGGAACGTCCAATCGATAGATGTCGAACATAACTCGCGCCCGCGAAACCTGGCGGCCCGAAGGCCGGCCGCCTGGTTAATGAAGCGTTTGCCTCCACTGCAGGTTCCATGAAGGCGCGCACGGCCCGGACTCCGTCATCAGAAATGAAGCCTTCGCGATGCAACTCCAGCAGGAGGGGTAGCGAGTCGGTAGGTAACATCGTGAAGTTGACTACACCAGATTGGGTGCCACGCACATACATCGCAGCACAACTTTGCAGGTCCTCGCGGATCTGCTCGAGCTTGTGCCGTGCTTGCTTAGTTCGCTCCCTGCGAGCTGCAGCTCCCCTCACCAAATCAGGGATTTTCTCAAGCAGTTTCGTCAGATCCATTTCGACCCTCAGCCGCAATAGGCCAAGCACGCTTTGCGAAGTGCACCCTGTTCAACTAAAGTAAGCTTAACCGGCGGTCAAGTCGCCGGCAGGACTCGAACCTGCGACCTCCTCAGCGACCTGCGGCCCGGGACTGGTACTCTCGGACGTGTTTGTAGGTCTAGAAACCGAGGTGCTCTATCCAACTGAGCTACGGCGCTGGTGGATAGTGGTCAGATTCGTAGGCCTCGGTCAAGGTCTCGGCCGCATTCGCCGAACGCAAGGATCAACCGGGCGGCCGAGGGCGCCACCCGCTTGTGGGATGCCAATGCAATCAGGACGACGCGCCGATCCGCTCCGAGACCTTTCCCGTGATCAACGAGTAGAAGTCGCAGATCTCATCGAAACGCAGCGTCGCCGGCGCCTGCTCAATCGCGTCCCATAGCTCCGCCGCCTGTTCTAGGCTGACGATAGTGTCAAACGTGATGCAGGTCAGAACGCCCTCCGCGTCATGCTGCAGCCAAAACGCGCGTTTCAGTTCGCCGCTGTAGCGTACAGCCGCTTTGTTGCGCTCGGCCGGCGTGGCGAGCCTGCGCACAGCGGCTATCACCTCTGCAGGCAAGCACTCGGTCAGTTTGTTGAGCGCCGCCTGGTCCGTGATGCGCGCGCGCGCCGACCAGACTCCCTGCGTCTTCGCAGCGCTCACGTCCCTCCCTCCACGTACGATTGTATGTAGGCGTCCATATCAACCAGTTCGGAGGAAGTGTCCGCGCCGTGCATGGTGAAGTCAGACAACACAGCGCAAAAGCCGACCTCGGCCGCGATTCCAAGCTCACGCACCCGCTGCAGGTATTCGAAGACGATATTGCGAAAAGGCCTGCCCTGGCGCGGCCAGTCCTCCAGGGACATGTAGTCGCGCGAGCTGACCCCCGCTGCATCCGAATCGTGGCGTCGGAACTCAAGCAGCATCTGAACTGCCAGCTTAGCTCCGGAGGGATCGACAGCATGCGTTCCGGGAAAGACCTCGGTCGCATCACACATGGGGTGGCAGCTGATGACGGCGCTCACTGCTGCACATCCGCAGACTTTGCGCTGGCGATCTCCAGTGCCCGCTCCTCAAGGCTGTACGCCTCAAGCGCTCCGGCGACGTCGTCTAAGGTCTTAGCGACGTTCTCCAGAGCCAGCGAGAACATCGGTACACCTGCCGGCCAGTCGCCCCCGAAATGGTGTTGCAGGGCGGCTGCTGCCATTTTGATGATTGCCTGCGCGCCGAAGAGCGCGTTGCGCTGTTCTTCGAGCGCCTCTTCGACTGGAGTTCCTCCGATGCTGCCTGAGTACCCTAACAAATGGTCCCGCTCGGCGCTGCCGTCGTTGACCAGGTCGGGCATGATTGGTGTAACGTTATCTTCAGCCATGATCTGCCTCCTTTGAAGGCGTTTGTGGTTAGGCGCCCGACGGTGTTACAGCACCGGCGAGCGCCGATCGAGAAATCAACGCGGCGGCTCAATCGTGTACGCACTGAACGACTAGGCCGCCCACAATGATCGCGATAAACGCGATCGACAGGGCAAGAGCAACGTTGTGCGGCTTCACGACTGGACACCGGCCGCATCGTTGCGCAAGACGGTGGGCGCCTCTTCCTTCTGAGCGCCACGCCCGAGCACAACGGAAAGCCGGCCGCTGGCCAAGTCCAGCAATCTGGCGACTTTGCGCAGATATTCGCCTTCGCGCCGAAGCAGCTCGACACCGCCGGCGTAGGTGCGGGCCGATTGGTCGGACTCGCAGACCTTCTGCGCGAGTGCCTGGTCGTCATGGATCAGCAGCATGCCCGCGAGACGCACCAGTGAGAGTCGCTTGCGGGGCCACGCAGCGTCGAATTTGGCGAGCCTGATCTTCAGTGCCTTGAAGCGCTGCGGAGGCGGCGGTTGATCTGGTCCTTCAGTGAGCGATTGGAATTCTCGGTCGGCGAGGTCAAGTAGCCGAGCTCGAGCGCTGGGTCCAGGGGACATATCTATTACTCCTGTGTTTCTTGCCGTGGCACACAGGTGGCACACTTGAGGCCGCAAAACGGCCCCAAGTGGCGCGACGTCACGCCTATAAGTAGTTGAGTGATTTAGCGGTCAGTGGTGTCAGCTGGTGACCCGGACCGCTTTGTAAACCGTTGGTCGGGAGTTCAAATCTCTCTGCCGGCACCAACTCCAAAAGATCCGATGCCCGCGCCCGCTGCCGCGGAGGATCGCCGCCGAGATTCAGTTGACGCTGTAGCCGCGGCCCTGCAGGCATGCTGTC